CTACGCACTTCTCTTTACAATGTGCATTCCTGGCCTCTGCGTGCGTTCCTGCTCTGCCTTGTTGCGATGACGCTCAAGCTCTCGTTGTTCGATCTTGTGTGCGTTCACCTTCGCCATCGACATCGCCTGATGTAGTTGAGTCGGGTGCGCATAGCGCATCACCATCTGGATACGCGAGTGCCCCAACACAGCTGCTAGTGTCACGAGATCCATGCCCCCCTCTGCCGCGCGTGTCGCAAACGTGTGGCGCAGATCATAGAGGCGAAACCTCGCGACGCCGCTAATCCGCAGCGCATCGTCATGAGCTTTCTGCGGCGAAGGCAATGGCCGGCTATCGTCTCGTCCGTTGGGGTATAGGTACCCGATGGGCCGCTCCGCAATCCTCCTTTTGAGCACCGCATGGGAGCGTGGCGTCAGCTCGATCAGACGGCGTGCGGATGGGGTCTTACCGTGCGTGACCCGGGCTGTATTCCTATCCAGATCGACAACGCTGGCTTTGAGCTTGCACACCTCTTCCGGCCGAAAACCCTGCTCCACCATCAGTGTGGCGATGTCCGCAAGAGGCTGCCGCGCAGCAGCAAGATATTTCTCTTCCTCCGTATAGGTGACGACGCGTTCCTGTTGATTGTTCTCGGCCAGCAGCTTTACGCCCGTCTGTTTGCTGATCGGATTACGAAGGTCCTGGCTGGACTTGATTGCGTGGTTAAACATCGCTCGCATGCAGGCGAGTTCCCTATTCACAGTCGCAGGCTTCAGCTGCTTGCCGCCGCGGCCTTTTGCTCGCGATCGCTTCTGCTTGTAGTCATCAGCTTCTTTGGGGGTGATGCGGTCCAGCGTTTCATCCCGGAAGTGAGCCAGAAGAGCTTTGCTGCTGGTCTTGTATCGCTTCGTGGTAGCTGGATGTTCGTGGTGTTCGATCGCCGACCACCCAAGAAATGCCTTCATGGCTTCTCGGAACGTGGGCGCCTTCTTCTTTTCAAAGATGCCGACCTCACCCTTAATCAGGGCGAGATGCGCGGCCGAAGCAACCTGACCAGCCACGACTCTATTGCGTGTCTTCGTACTCTTTCGGATCTGCTTCGTATTGAAGTCGAGTTCGTACCACCAGATGTTGCCGCGCTTGTAGAGACGCACTCGTCACTCCTCGTTCTGGACCACTGGCGCTCATGCGGCTGATGTGGCCCTTTCAGTGGACTCCCGCAGGAAATCCTGAAGTGCAGACTCTGAGATCAGAGTCTTGCCGGAAGCCTTGGTCTTCTTCAATGAGCCATTGCCTATCCAGCGTTTCACCGAGGGCACAGAAGCATGAACGCGTTCCGCGATCTGCTCCATAGTCCAATACTGTTCAAACTGAGCCACAATCATACCTCCTTGATACTTGTTGATACTTAACCGTTTCCCGCCAAGTGTTCTTGTTTCAGGATTCGCCTCTGAAGTCTCGTGTTCGTTCCAGCGATTCGATCCAAGCCTGTATTTCGTGCTCGAACCAGCCGACCGCCTGTGGGCCAAGGCGGACCGCGGCTGGAAATTGTTCCGCAGCCATCTGGCGATAGATCGACGTTCGCGATAGCCCGGTCACGTGCTTCACTTCCTGGATACGCAGGATCCTCTTGATTCCCATTTCAGGCCGCTTTCCGTATTTCGACGGAATCAATGACTGAGACCCCGATACGATAAGCGTCATGCGATTTTCTGTTGCGCTGTGCACGCTGCTGAAGGCATCCCCTGCCCACGATGATTCCGACTTCGGCGGAGTGATGTTCTTCATCGCAATCTTGGCAGGTGTGCTCTTGTTGGCGTGGTACAGGTGGGGAAGAAATGTTGAAGACACATCCCAGCCTACGAACAGATACAGCCCAAAACGGGCGAAGAGAGATCCCTTCGACGACGAATTTGTGGCGAAGATGCAGGAGATAGCCAAGACAAGTGGCGGGACTGTTGAAGTGCATGTGCCAGCCGGAAGGCGGGGTCACACTGACGACTTCACCATTGAGGAGACTGTCCCAGCGGATCTCAGCTGGGGAAAAGCACTGGTGAGCGCCAAGGTTCAAATCGAGGGCGTGCACTATGGTTTTCACGCGATCTTTCACCCACGAGCAAACCAGTACACCCCAAATCTGTACTACTTTGTCACCGGACATGATCGAGACAGTCTGCGCTTCATGGAATTCCATCTTTGGGCGGAAGGTCTCCGATGGACTGGTTTGGAGCGCCCTACGAACCCGCTTCTGGTCAAGAGCATTCTTCGCATGTGGATGAAAGGCGAGCGGGTGAGACAAGCAATCGCTTCTGGAGAAAAGGACTTGCCGGTTCCGAAAAAGAAATAGCCCTAGGCTGCTCACCACTAGACCTCCGCCGTAGCTGTTTCGTAGCGTTCCGGGTAAAGCAGCTGCATTTCGGTGACTTCATGGCCGAAGAACCTTGCAATTTTCTCTGCAGTCTCTGGCGAGGGCGAAGCTTCGCGCGTCTCGATCTTTCCATAGAAGCTCTGCGTTAGACCGCAAGCAGCCGCCACTTCCATCTGGGTGAGATTGCGCCGCCGTCTCGCAAGCAGAAGTCGCGAATCTTTCATGTCAGGAATACCTTTCTGGCATTCTTTGCCAGCGAATATTCATGTAGTGACTTGAGTGAGATGGACTGTCAAGCAAACTTCCGTTATGCACTTTGGGAATAATGTTCGAACCCTTCGAGAGGCGCGAGGCCTCACCACCCAACAGCTTGGTGACCTGGTCGGTATGCAACAGGGGAATTTATCCAAGATCGAGAACGGTCGCACGTGGATCGGTCGCACGAAGCTTATAGCACTTGCAGAGGCACTTAATGTGCCCGTGGCTTTCCTTTTTCGAGAGGATGCAAACGAGGAAATACCAAAAGAGAATGCTATTGTTGCCTCGGGTACTGGCACCCGCAAACTACCGGTATGGGACTATTCAACGGCGGCCTCTTTCGTCTATTCTTCGCCAACACGCAAAGCAATTCGAGACTTATCCCAGGATCAAGCGTACGTGCTCACAGACAAAGATTATTCAAAAGAGAGCTTCGGAATCAAAGTTCCAGACGATGCAATGGCGCCAATCCTTACACCCGGTATGCTTGCAATCGTCGATCCCGAACGAGCGGCAAAACCGAACAGCATCGTCGCATTCCTTCTGCCAAATGCGGTCGAAGGTGACACTGTAATTTTGCGCTTCTTTCATGACCGAGGACACGACTCGGAGGGAAATCAAAAATTCGAAGCCGTCCCGCGAAACCGGGCATTTCGCACGTTTTCTTCAGAGATAGACAAGATCAGCATCGTCGGCGGCGTCACGGAGCACCGGCAATACTGGTAGTCCTCACTCACTGGCAGCGCGGGAAATAGGTTCCGTCCACAAGCTTGTCTCGGTAGGCTTTATTAACCCTGCTTACCTTGACAGGCTTGTTCGTGTCTGCTTCGGCGCGTGCATCCTCGCATGAGACGTCCACCAACTTTGAATGGAAGGATTGCACGATGTATACGCCAGATTTGGTGGTCGTGAGTTGGAGAAAGTAGTGCTTGCCCGGTTCGAGGACGACTACTAGCGGATCTACACTTTTTGGCTTTGGCGCGTTCGCAGCTGACAGCCTATGTTCACCCGCAGGCAGCTCAAATGTCACGAACTGATGTGGTGCCAGATTCGCGAGTTCAACGTCTCCGTCGAATAACCAACCACTCGACGCCGTAGCTGTGTGCTTGCCTGTAGAAAGTGTCAGTGCATCTCGGCCAGAGCCTTTGAAATAGCCGCCCGGCGTATAGATGGTCACAATCGCATTGCTCTGTGCAGCCGCTGCACTAGCGATCAACAATCCAAATATCAATTTCCGCATGGGGATCACCTTAACGTGAGTGAGCGTAATCTTATGTGGAATTATTCTTGACATGACTTGTCTTGCATGGTCTGATTCATCTCGTGACTCACGAGGTGATTCCTGTGACGCATAATGCGCCCGACCCATTCCACACTCTGAACCAGATCCCTGCCACCGAAGTTTGTGAGTTGGCACACTGCCCGCCGCCGGTTGCGTCGGCGTTCGGATGCCGATCGAGCTTTGCGCAAATGCTACCCAACCGCACGACGGCCCTGTTCGACGAGCACTACGGCGGCGACGTCCGCGTGTCGCGCAGCCTGACGCGCATGTTTGCCTACGGCCTTTCGTTTGTCTCCGCAGCCTGCCTGGTGTCCGGGTTGGTGGTGTGGGTGAAGGGCTGGTACTGATGCCACTTCTCATCGAGATTGTTGTCTACGTCGTCTTCGCGGGTTTGTTCGTCGCAATTGTGGCTGGTGGCGGACGCCGATGATCTCCTCCGCCGCCATCTCCACCAATCTCCGTCTGCCGCGGCCATCATTGCGGTGCCCGCACTGCCGCCTTGTCCAGTTCGTAACGCTGAGCGGCGAGTGCCGAAAGTGCCACAAGCCGCTGCAGCCGCCTGCAGATGAACTGCCGGCAACTCCGTCTGAACCGGCCGCAGTTGCAGCGAAGCCCCTTGACCCGGTCGCGTTGTTGCCGAAGCGCATCCGCGGGCTGCGCGATCTGCGCGGCTGGAGCCAGAGCCAACTCGCAGCTCGCATGGACGTACCGCGTACCCACATCTCGAAGCTCGAAAACGGAAAGGCCTCTCCGTCGCTGCGATCCATTGCCCGGTTGGGCGCCGCGCTCGATGTGCCGTTCCATCACTTCTTCACCACGGAACAACTCCCGGTGATGGGTCCATTCCTCGCGGAGATGGCGCCCTTTGTTTCCAAACTGACCGACATCGAGCGTCGCACCCTGCTCGACGCCGCACGCCGCATGGCCGAAGACAGAAAGGCTGCCGCATGAAGATGCTCCGCACATTCGCTTACGACTGCTTCCTTCTTTTCACTGCTTTTGTGTTGATCCACTGGCTGCACTTCGACTTGATGCGCGTTCTCGTTGTGCTTTTGCTGGCCAACGTTCTGCTGATTGCTACCAACCTCGTGCTGCGCGCGATTGCTTCCCGGAGAACCCAATGAACCGTTGCACCATCCCCCGGCAGATCGACGACCAGCGCTACGTCTACGGCGAATGCACCTGGCATGGCCGGATCTGGACGTCCGGGCAGAAGCCCGTGGATGTGGACGTCTCCAGCCACGGCGAAGATCCGCGCTTCGAAAAGGATCTGGTACCGGTGTGCCCCGTGTGTGGTGGCGACCTGTGGGAAGTGGCCAGCGAAGAAGAGTTCTGGGCCATGGTGCACAACCAGGAGCGCGAGCTACCCGGCTACGAAGCCATGCTGCGCTGGAGCCGCGGCAAGTGCTACTCCGACTTTGAAACATTGCAGAGCGCCTGGCACCAGGCGATGGAAGGACAGAACTGATGGCCAATGATCCAGTACGTCTCCAACACCTTCTGAAGGAAGCGGTCGACATCATGTCAACGGCGCAATTAGACGCCCTGATATGCAACATGCGACTGGTCGACCATGATGCCGCTTGGCGATATGTCACCTTGCTAAAGAAACAACTGTCTTCTGTGGAAGACGCTCTCGAGAATCATGCGCTGAAACAGCGTCAGGCGATGGAAGGACAGCAGTAGATGACACCTGAGCAACTCCAGATCCTGCAGCACAGCGTGGGCGCCGATGAGTACGGGCGCTCACGTGCAGACCGCAATCATTTCTGCGCTGGCGGTGGTGATGTAGTGATCTGCCGGGAACTAGTCGCGCTTGGTTTCATGCAGGAACATGAATCGCGCTCATGGCTTCCAGACCCGATGTTCAGTGTGACGCGTGCAGGCAGGCGAGCCATGATCGAGGCAAGCCCGAAGCCTCCGACATTCACCCGCGCACAGCGCCGCTATAAGGCATACCTCCGGATGGACTTTGATATGTCCTTCATCGATTGGCTCCGGGCATTCGGAAAGGACGTCGCATAGATGGCCCTGCGCGGCGCATTGACACACCGTAAGACCCGCAAGCTGGCTTTGCTGCTTGGCATTGATCCACCGCATGCGCTGGGACTCATGGAAGCCCTCTGGCATGCCACAGCCGACACCGCACCAAATGGTGGCATCGGCCGCATCAGCGACGAAGACATGGCCATGGCGATCTTCTACAGCGGCGACGCGCGCGCCCTGGTTGCAGCCATGGTGAACGCCGGCTTCCTGGACCGCGATGACAGATACCGGCTGATCGTTCACAACTGGCATCGCCGTTGCGATGACGCCGTGGACAACCGGCTGGCCAGGTCGCTGCAGCTCTATGCGAACGGCGCGATGCCGCGCATGACCAAGCTTTCGAAGAAAGAACGCGAAGAACTGCTGGCTCAAATGAATGCCCCGCCGGCGCCCGTGCTTCCTTTCCCCCTGCTGGACGCCGTTGCGGACAGTGAAGAGGAAAACTCCACAGCCGACGCCTTTGCGACGGTTGCAGAGGGCGAAGAAGCCACGTGCGCACAAAAGGGCACGTGTGCGCACGTAAGTGCACTACCAGAGCCTGTTCCTGATCCTGTTCCTGTGCCAAGTAACTCCCCTACCCCTCTGCCTTCGCAGAGGGGAATCTCTCCGCCTTTGCGGAAGAATTCCCGTCGCCTGTTGGCGGCGAAGGTAGAGGCGGCGAAGAGCACAGGTCCTGGTCAAGCGCTGGATCGAGCGACGGAGCATGTGCTGGAGAAGTGTTCCGTGAGCGGCCTGCAGGCGGTGCATTTGCATGTGCCGGTGTGGCTCGCGATCGAGAGCGAGTGCAAGCGCGTGGACAAGCCTCCGGAGGATCACGCGATGAGCATCGCGGAGCTGATGGTCGCGAACTATGCGGAGTACGTGCAATTGGGCGAGCTGCTCGAGTACCGCTGGGGCATTCGCAAATTCTTCGAAGAAGGCCACTGGCGCAACTGGCAGGCGTGGCCCATCGACCGGGATAAGCAACGACAGCGCAACGGTGCGAGTGTCGGTGCCTACGTGAACTGAACGCAACACAACCCCGCCGCGTGAAGCGGCACGAAAGGAACACTCCCATCCGGAAGCGCATGCAGATCACGGTTCATGGCGAACGCTGCACCTGGGCATTCGACGTACTCGGGGATCCGAAGCACCTTCCCGTTTGGCGGGAGGACGGCCTCGAGGTTGAAGAGATCTGCAACACGATCCCGATGTGGGTGGTCAACGCAGGATTCACAAGGCTCTGGTGCCGCGTGCAAGACCTGCTCAATTTCAAGTTTTAACGAAATGCAGAAAACGAAAGGAACACTCCCGATGGCCAAAGCAACACTCACTGTGAAGCTCGAAGGAACGCGGATGGTCTCCATGACGCTCACGCGCAAAGGACATATCCCGAAGATCGATCGCCATGAATTTGCGACGGCCGAAGAAGCAGAAGCAGCGATGCTTCGTGCGTTCGATGTCGCCCGTGCGTTGCCTGGCGTAACCAGGGCGACTTTGGTCGCCGCATGAAGTGCCCCGTGTGCTGCGAGAACGAAGTGGTCATGGATGATGGCGACTTTGTTTGTGCTGGATGCCATGAGCGCTTGTACGCCTGCACCTGTTTGGACAAACCAAAGGAGAAAGAGATGGAAAAGACTGGCTTTGAATCGTGGGCGATTGTCGAGCTCATGGGCCACACACGCATCGCAGGCAAGGTGACCGAGGCGGAGATCGGCGGCGGCAAGCTGCTACGCGTCGACGTTCCAGCCGTTGGGGACAAGCAGCCGCTCACGAAGTACTTCGGCACCGTGGCTATCTATGCGATCACACCGGTCGACGAAGAGACCGCTCTGATGGCTGCACAAGAGATCACGACTGCGCCTGTGAGCGAGTGGAGTGCACGTGAGTTGCTGAAGCGTTCGGATGCTGCGAAGGCACTTAATCCACCTAAGCCCGTCGTCCTTGTCGACACTTACGAGCCTCACGATGATGACGACGAGAACGATGACACCGGCTTTTAAACCAATCCACAAACAGAAAAGCGCCCGGAGCTGTAACTCCAAGGCGCTTCAACCAAAGGGAGGATGTCTGAGATGAAGGTTAGCACTGTTGCCATTGAGGCTGTACCAACGACGCGGGGGGGGGGGTACTTCTATGGCCGCTCTTCTGTACACCAAGATGCAGGATTTGAAGCTTGGGCAGGCAATTCGCGTTGAGTTTGAGAACGCCAGCCAGGGCACAAGCGTGCGCACTGCTCTGAAGAAGATTGCGGACGCTAACGGCGACACGCTTGGAGCGAGCAGAGAGGGCGACGGTACCGTTCGCTACTTCTGGATCGAGACCAAGTAGCCAAAACGTAAACAGCAAAGCGCCGAGAGCTGTAACTCCCGGCGCCGTTGCCAGAAACCAGAGGAAGGAACACTCCATGAACCAACCCCAGCTCGGCAGTTTTGAATCTATCCCGCTCTCCGCCATTCGTCCATCCGGGACGAACCCACGGAAGCACTTCGACCAGCTCGCGCTCGACGAGCTGACCCACTCCGTCCAGGCGATGGGCGTCACCCAGCCCCTGCTGCTCCGGCCTATCACGCGCTACATCAAGATCCAAGAAAACCACGGCTGGTCCATCTACAGACTCAACTCGGACGGCGGAATCATCTACGACAGCGCGAAGCCAATCGAAGTTTTCAAAAAAAGAGGAATGTTTGAAAACATCGATATTAACGAGGAAGCTGCGGCGAAACGTATTGCAGAGCTCAACGCTGAGGATCCTGCGTTCGAGATTGTGAGCGGTGAGCGGCGGTACCGCGCTGCCACGGCCGCCAAGCTGGAGAGCGTTCCCGCCGTTGTCCGCGATCTGACAGATGACGAGGCGCTCGACATCCAGATGATCGAGAACCTGCAGCGTGCGGATCTGCACCCGGTGGAAGAGGCCGAGGGCTACCGCGCGTTGATGCACCACGGCGCCACCGTGGAAGACGTCGCAAAGAAGAGCGGCAAGACCGTGGGCCACGTGCAGAAGATCGTGAAGCTGCTCACGCTCGAGGTCGACGCGACGCAACTCTTCGCAGATGGCCACCTGACACTGGGCCATGCGCTACTGCTGGCCAGGCTGACACCGAAGGACCAGGAGCGCGCGCTGCGCACGCTTCTCAGTGGATCCGGAGACTGGACGAAGACGCCGATCGATCAGCTGATCAAGTCACGTCTCGATAACCTCAAGCGCGAATACATGCACGGCCGTCGCCTGGTCGACATGACAGAGACCCAGCTGAAGGACTGGATCAGCACCAACGTGCTGCTGCAGTTGGCAGACGTTCCCTGGCACCTGGGCGATGCTTCCCTGCTGCCGATCGCCGGCGCGTGCGTGGATTGCCCCAAGCGCTCCGGAGCGAACGCTGCGCTGTTCGCGGACATCACCACGGCCGACGACGTCTGCCTGGATTCCGCGTGCTTTGGCGAAAAACAGGAAGCACAGCAGAAGCGCCAGGTGGAAGCCGCGAAGACGAGCGGCAAGCAGCTGCTGAAGATCTCTGCCGCGACGGACTATGCGCCGCTGGAAGAGAAAGCTGTGCAGGTGGTGAAGGGCGCCACCGAAGTGACTCGCAAGAAGGTGAAGCAGGGTCAGTGGGTGCCTGCGAAGGAAGGCGAGTGCAACGCGACGATTGAAGCGCTTGTGGTCGACGGCGTGGACAAAGGCAAGCTGCGCTTTGTGTGCCCGGATCAGCAGTGCAAGGTGCACAAGCACACCGTCGTGAAGAAGGTGACGTCGATCTCCGCGAGCTCGTCGCCGAAGAAGTCGACAGCAGAGCAGGAAGCTGAGGCAGCAAAGCTGAAGCGGTACCAGGAGCGTGAGACCTACGTTCGCGTTTGCGTCTTCCGCGCCATCCTCAACCAGTACAAGATCGAGACGCTGCCGCTGCTCAGGCGGATGGTTCAGGAACTGTCGAACGAAGAGTGGAGTGCAGACCCTGTCTTCATTGCGCACGCTATGGATATGCCGGTGTCGCCCATGCCGAAGGATCGGAATGCCGCCGAATTGGCAATTGACAAGCTGATTACGAAAACGAGCGACGAAGGTGAGCTCTTCGACCTGGCTTTCCTGTTCACCAATCACGAGCTGCTGCATGATGTGGACAACGAAACCGAGATGGCTTCCGATAGGCTGCGCCTGGACAAGCTGGCGAAGGCGAACGGGCTGAAGGAAGGCATCAAGCGCTTCGCTTCCGATGCCGAGAAATCGTGGGATGCCGAGCACCCGACTGAGCCCGCGGCGCCGGTAGCAGCGAAAGCTGTCGCGAAGAAGGCGCCGGCTAAGAAGGCCCCTGCGAAGAAGACACGACTATCGCCCGAGGCACGCCAGCGCATCGCCGACAACCTCAAGAAGCGCTGGGCCGCGAACCAGTCGAAGAAGTCTGCACCCGCAGCGGAAACGGCGGGTGCATGATGGCCGCTCCATTGATGCAGATTGAGACGCTGATCGACGAGGAAGGCAAGGTCGTCGACGATCCCATGGTGCTGAGCCTGGGGCGAAGCCTGCAGGTGATGAATGCAACGGCCTTCTTCATCGAGTCCATGCATTCCGCTGTAGGTCATAGCCACCCGGACGCGATCCTGCAGATGTGCATTGCGATCTTCGCTGAGAACATCCGGGTAATCACTGCTGCGAACGCTACACAGACTCGTGCCGATGTCCTGCAGCTCGCGGAACGTCTGGGCATCACGCTTCACAACATGCCGGGCAGGCCCGACGGAAGGCTGGTGCACTGATGCCGATTCTCAACTACACCACCAAAGTAGATTCCATGAAGACGGCCGGGGAGATAGTCAACATCCTCGGCCGCAAGGGCGCGCTTGAGGTGCATCAGCAATTCACTGCTGGGCGTATCGTCGGGATCTCGTTCGTCTTCCAGGTTGCCTGCGAGCCTGTGAAGTTTTATCTGCCGGTCAACGTAGATGGCGTCCATGCGCACATGCGCAAGATCAAGCGCAGCGGGGCAACGCAGCGCGAGCAAGCTGAGCGTGTGGCATGGCGCATCGTGAAGGACTGGGTTGAGGTACAAATCGCGCTCGTTGAATCGAACCAGGCCGAGATGGGGCAGGTATTCATGCCATACGCGATGCTCGCCAACGGCCAGCAGATGTATGCAGCCTTCACCCAGCAGGTGGAGCAGAAACGTCTCGGAGGTGGCCATGCCGATTCTCGCGTGTGAAGCTCCACCCAGGAAGATCGACTCGGGCGGCTATCAGTACACGGAATTCTGCAATCAGCCGGGGCGCACATGGGATGCGAGCAAAGGTGGTCATACCGCTCAGGTGGTGCGGTGTGACACCCACGCTGCGCTGTTGCGCGGGAATGGCTATGAGGTTCGCCTGGCTGCGAGCGAGACGGAGAAGAAGCCTAAGTGGGACCTGACCAGTACGAATTCGCTGGAGGCCGCAGCCGGCTACCTGCGCAAGAACGCCGGCGCGCAAGTGGTGATCGTGATCCGCGAGCACGATGCGGTGATCGCCGTCGACGTGGGCATTGCAGCGGAAGACGTACATCGTCACTTGTTCCGCGCATTGCCCGGAGCTATTGAGCGGCTGGAAGCCAAGCAGGAAGCCGATCGCCACAAGCGTGTGCACAACCAGATCCAGAGCGGTGTGAACCCCGAGGAGATGCGCCATGCCGGATAAATGCAAATGGAGAGAGAAGCCAGGCAGCGAGGAGAACTGCGGCCTGTTTGCGGACGAGGGCAGCGATATGTGCCCCCGGCATACCTACCTGACGAAGGTGAAGGCGGATCAGAAGCTGGAGAAGGAACGCCAGGCTCTGTTGAAGGGCAAAGCGCTCAAGCAGGTTCGGCCGAACACGCGCGAGGATCTGTTGAAACAGGGCTACCAGGTGACGGGCAATGGTGACTGCCGGTCGTGCGGTATGCCGATTCAGTGGTTCCGGACGCCTTCCGGTAAACCTGCACCCTACGACCCGATGCCCACGCTGCAATCACCCGCTCGATCGCACTTTGCGACCTGCACCCGCGCTCTGGAACACAGGAGACACGCTTGAGTATCCGAATCTTTCGCGTCGACGAGCTTGAGCGCGAGCTCAAAGAGGACCTTCGAAGTGCACTCCTCGAACTTGTGGTGGGGCACACGATCGGCGAGGTAAATATGCGATTTCACAATTTCCAGACGATAGGCGGACCGGCTAATGGACCAGATACGGTGCGGATCACGCTGGATGTGGACGTTCCATTGGTTCAATGGAAATCTTAGCGGAGCAGATCGGCTGGTGGGATTCCGAAGGCCTTTGCCAACCGCTCGATGGTGAGCAGGCAGATCTCTCGCCGGCCATTCTCCAAGTCACTGAGGTGTGAGGCGCTGATCCCGGACTTCTCGCAGAGATCGATCTGTCTCCATGTGCGGTTTCTGCGCAGCTGGCGGATGCGCCTGCCTACCTGGATACGGATGTCGACGGCCATTGAAACATGGTCAGGCCGTCACTTCAGGCATGCCGGTAGTGGCATGCCTGAAGTATGAGGAATCAGTTTGCTTTGAGCGTGATGCAATCGATCCGCTTGCCGCGTTCGTCGCTGGTCCACTGGACACGGTGTTCGGACACAGTGAGCGTGCGATCGTCGACCAGCAGCTGCAGCGGCACACCGACCAGCGCACCAGGATGGATGCCCATGCCGAGGCCTTCGATGGCGTCGTTGAGATCGTTGTAGAGATCCTGTGCGTCTATGCCGGATGCGTGGACGGAGATGACGGGCACTGCCGGCATGGGGACGTTGTGATAGTTGGACACGACGGCCGCAACGTATGCAGACGGGATGATGGCATCGCGAAAGTTGCCGGTGTTGTAAGCGTCGGCAATGTCTTCGATGGTTGTGGCGCGCTGGCGCCCAAGGATCTCATAGTTCAGGAAGGTGACGACGGCTGCGGCGCCATCATCGATCGACGCGAATGTGAGGTCGGGTGACTTATGCCTTGGAGTGTTGGCGTAGAGCAGCTGCCACGGACTAAAGCTGCAGTGTGCGGAGTGGCCATATTTCTGAGTCTCAGTGATCAGCGCGCGCGAGTACTTCCCGGTGCAATAGGCCGATTCGTGCCGCGGTGTGCAGTTTGCGCCGAAGCTGCTCTCTTTGCCGGCGATCGCCCACAGCAGCTGCGCACCATCCATGCCTTGCGGGACGTGGAGCTGAGAGCCGTAGAAGCGGCAGGATGCTGCGAGCTCGTCGTGCGTGTAGTTGATGCGGCCGCTGTATGCGACACGTGGTGCGCCGAGTGGATTGATGTAAGTAGCCATCAGTTCGCCTTCCGCTTGGTCTGTCCGAATACCTTGACGCCCTTCATGCCTCCACCTCTCGAACCAAGGCCTCGGCGTTCTGTTGCAGGTGCTTCGTCAACGCAGTGAAGCCCTCTGTCTCCTCGGCCATGCTGAAACCACGAAATACCGTACGTGCTGGATACATTGAGCTCACAGAGCCGTCTGTTTCCACCACAGCGACGAGCGCCCACCCGAACAAATGAAGCGCTCGGTTCACCCACCACAGCATGCCGATCCGCCGAAACTCTTCCCATGTGCGCTTCTCAGTCAAGGCTTTCGGTGCACTACATTGCCTACACAACCCCGTGTAAGGCGACAGAAATTCATCACTCCCGTCGTCATGCTTCCGGCATTTTCGGCATTGATCAATCCGCGAGATCATGTCTGTTCCCCTCAACTCAGGTTGTCGATATGAATGCGACGCGGATCAGCCAGGAAGGCGCGCAGTTCGTCCGTCCAGCCAGGTGTGCCTGCGGGCAGGTGTTCCAGGATGGCTTTCGCCATGTGTGCACAGACGTAGCCGACCTGGCCGGGCTCGTAACCGAGGCCGCTGCGGATCCGCTTCTCCGGACAGCTGCAGGTGTACTTGTTGAGGTCGACCGTCCAGGAACGATTGCTGACTGCGATGGTGCCGATCTTGTAGACGGCGCCGGCGATCGGGAATGCTGGCAGCTTTGTGGCGTAGTTGGGTGCAGCGTGAATGCTGGGTGCGTGGCCAGTGGTGAGTTGCTCGAGTACTTCGAGCACATGGTCAGCACGGAACGTCTTGGGCTTGCCGCGATCGGTGACGGCGAAATAGATACGGCCGCGGCTTTCGCCCACTTTGCTGAGCGTGATCTCACGTTCGGTCCGCAGACCGTCGCTGCCCTGGTACAGGATGCGGTAGCGCTCGCGTGGTTCGACGATGCGCGTCCAGTTGACAATGTCGTTCATAAGCGGCGGCGAACCAGCGGCGTTGCGCGGTGCTGGTCGTTTGTGTTTCCACGAAGGGGTGCTTGGCATGGCACGCGCATGGTGACATCGACAGGGGAAACAGGGCAAAGTAAGAAGAGCAGCCATGGGCACTCTGTCCAACTCGATCGCACCAACACCGCGCAAGCGGCTGCATCTGCCACGTCAGAAGAAGAGTTACCGCATCGATTTCCGGCCGGAAGTGCGTGCGAAGCTGGAGCGATTGGCTCCGCCCGATCTTGCCGGACGTCGCAGGCCCTGGAACGGGATCATCGAAGAGCTGATCATGCAGGCACCCGAGTTATCGAGTTGGGATTTAGCCCAACAGAGCTGGAAAGGAGTCGACCAGAATGATCACGATCATTGGGGATCCATTCGCAAGGCCGGCGAACTGCTCGAACTGTCACACGCCGCTCATGATAGGCAATCAGCACCACTGTCTCTGCCCGGCGTGCAAGCAGAAGCTGGAAGAAGAGGTCATTGAGTTCGTCCAACACCAAAAGAACATGTACACGCATGGCTGAAACACTGCTGTAGCAATGGCATAGTCACTATGTCATGCCTCCGGTCCAGGTAGACGCAGCCAAGTCCAACCGAAGCCTTGTGGACGCCGCGGCTGCGCCAGCTCGTGCAAAGCTCAAAGCAGATCCCCGTCTGCTGATGTGGCGTCGCCTCATCGATCATGCAGTATCCGATGCCTGCAGAACACGCGCTGGTGTGCCCACTGACATTGCACTGCTGCAGCGAGCATGGCTCGAAGCCAAACCACCCCGCACAGACAAACATGAATGGCAGTGCTCGTTCGAGTGCGCTTGCGGTTGGTTGTCGATCGACGACGTCGAGGGTGAACGCACCAGGTTGTTGGCCAAGGTGGATGCAACTATTCAGGCTGCAGCGCTCGATCATCTGCAGATGGCGATCTATGTGCGTCGTGGTTGTGTGATGGCATGTGCCGGCTCACCGACTGCGATCGCTCGCCAGTTCCTGATGCCGCTCGTGCACCCTGCTGACTACGAGGATGTGGCAGGAGTGTGCCACGGTGATCCGGACGATGCGTTCGACCTGTTCACACCTATGGCAGCAGCCTGATTTGACCGTTGTTCTTAACCTCTCTTATCACCCTTGCACCGTGGCAGCTGACTGCGGCCCTCACCGAGCGTGGACCGGACGCAAGGAGGGGTCTCAGTCGGCTGCGATCGCGGCGGGTCCTCCCCAAAAGTTGTGCGTTGCGGATAACGCGCCACCGCACGGGAGCGCTACTCAAAAACAAAAAAGGGCATTTCCCACTTCCATGAGGGCTTCGGATGGCACAGTTCGACCAGATTGATCTCGACACAGTAGCCGCGCTCCTGGACAAGACACCCAAGATGATTCGCAACTATATGAATCTAAAGGGAATGCCTAACCATGGCGACGGGCGCAACCGTTATTTCATCTGGCGGGACGTCCTGGCATGGTGGGTCGACTACCAATGGTCGTTGGAAACGGGAACGGGAAATCAGGGAAATGAGGAGGCCGAGATGGAAACGGCCGAGCCCGGTTCCGAGCCTCAGAAGCCCGAAGACATCCGCTCCGCAACGCTCCGCAAGACGAAAGCCGAGGCCGATCTCAAGCAGCTCGCGCTCTCGCGGCTACGGGGTGAAGTCATCACCATCATGGATGCGAAGGTGCGTGTCGATCGCACGTTCGGCAACCTGCGCACGCAGCTGCTCGGCATGGGGCCTAAGCTCGCCACGCGCTTGGCCGGCGTGAAGGACTTGAACACGATCGAGGCCACGATCAAGGAAGAGATGGAAGTGCTCTGCAGGGATCTCTCAAGCGGCACCATCGTCGGCATCCAGGCGGACGACGAAGCCATGCTCGAGCTCTCCGCAGCGGCCGACGAAGATCCCACCGAAGAACAACTGGACGAGCTCGTGAAAGACCTCGTGGAGATCTATGCTTCCATCGAGTTCTGAGAGCATTGAGGCCTTCGAGCGATCGCTGCTCGACGCTTGCGTATTGCTGCGGCCGCCCGAGAAGCTGACGATCGCCGAATGGGCTGACAAGTACGGCTATCTCTCTCCAGAGGGATCGGCGAAGCCAGGCAAGTGGTACACGTCGAATGCGGAATACCAGCGCGAACCGATGGAAGTGCTCTCCCCAGGCACCGGGTTCGAGACAGTCGTTCTAATGTGGTCGTCTCAGGTCGGAAAGACGCAGATCGCGCTATGGTTTACGGCTTTCCATATGGAACACGATCCTGGTCCCATCATCTTCATGGAGCCCGACGAAGGCCTGGCTCGGATGGTTGTCCAGGAGCGAATTAATCCCATGATCCGCGATTGTCCGCGGCTTGCTCCGTTGTTTGGCAAACAGGGATCAAAGGGCGCCGGCAACGATATTTTCTCTAAGCGATATCCCGGTGGCCAAACGAACTTCGTGTGGGCGAGTTCTCCGCTCTCCCTCGCCGGTCGGCCTGCGCCCTGGGTCGTGTCTGACGAATACAGCGCGTACCTGGCCGGCCAGATCAAAGAAGGCAGTCCGAGCAAGATCATTCGCGCTCGTATGGCGACCTTCCCACGCATCCGTCGGCATCTCAAGATCTCGTCGCCGCGCCTCCGTCGCACTTGTGAGACCACGGCCGACTTCGAGCTCTCCGATCAGCGCCACTATTACGTGCCGTGCCCCGAATGCGGGCATATGCAGACCCTCTATTTCGAGCGGCTGAAGTACATCCGCGTCAGCCTCGAGCCCGGCAGCTACACACTGGAAGATTGCTGGTACGAGTGCGAGGCCTGCGAATACCACATCACTGAGATGGACAAGTACGCCATGATCCGGCAGGGAAAGTGGCGTGCACACAAGCCAGGCAACGGTGACGGCAAGACAGCCGGTTTCCACCTTTCCGCGCTCTACAGTCCTTTGGGCTATACATGGTCCGAACTCATTGAGGAGTACTTGGCCTGTGAGGGTATTCCCGATCGGCTGCAGCCATTCCTCAACACCAAGCTCGGTCTCCCCTGGGACGAGCAGGCCGAAGGCATCGACCTCAACGAGGTTGCGAAGGGTGCAGAGCCTTATGCCGCGGAGGCGCCGGCGTGGGTGGTGCTGGTCACGATCGGGGCTGACGTGCAGAAGAATCGCATTGAGGCCACGCGCTGGGGCTGGGGTATGTATGAACAGTCCGGTGCCCTGGAACATCGCATCTTCATGGGCGATCCGGAGCGCTCCGACGTATGGGCCGAGTTCGACACATGGCGCCGACGCCAGGTGCAGCACGAGTCTGGTCTCACGCTACCTTCTGCCGTGACGTTTGTTGACTCAGGCGACGGTAACCGCACAGCCGCCGTCTATCGTTACACTCGCTCCAGAACCAGGCAGGGCGTCTTTGCATGCAAAGGCAGCTCTTCCAACGGAGCGCCACTCGCCAACCGGCCACGACCGGCAGGTGAGCACAAGACGCCGCTTGTCATGGTGGGAACCTCCACCGCGAAGGACATGATCTACGCCCGACTGGGAATCGTAGACAAAGACAAGCCAGGCGCCATTCATTTTCCCGACGACGCTGAGTCGGGTTGCGACGCGACTTACTTCGCGCAGCTGACTGCCGAAAAGCTGGTAACCCGAAAAACGAACCGTGGAGAGGAATCGCGATGGGAATGTCAGGACGGAAAACGGAACGAAACACTGGACTGCGCGGTGTACAACTTCGCAGCATTCGCACTGCTGCGGGCGCTGAAAGGCGTGAACATGAAGCAGCTCCACGCCCTGTTATGGGCGCGGGTCGAAAAGCTTCGGGCAGCCGGCCAGTTACCCGAAACACCACAGTGGAAGATGCGCGGAGCAGCCGCAGCAAAGCTCGCGCTAATAGGCCCACCATCAGAATCTACGGAGTCCTCGGCTCAATCCGTCTCGCCGCAGCCTGTGAAAAAGCTGCATAAAAAACTCCGTAAACGCATAATTTTGCCCAATTCTGGGTGGATTCGAGGCGGTGGGTAATAAAATTACCCGCCTTTCGCCCAGCTTATCTCGCCTCCGATTTAGTGCCCCATTTAGAGCCGCCGAGTTGGCTCGTGTTGCTCTTGCTCGTCTCGACGAAGACTTTGCCGCAATACGGACAGCGTTGACGATCGAAGTCTAGCCGCACGATTTGTGGCGGCTGAATCTTCTCGCCGCACTCGGTGCACGTAGTTGATAGGTCGAAATCAGGTAGCTTGCGGCTCTTCTGACGCATGCCCGATTTGACCATGCGCGCGATCCACAGCTATCCACTACGGCGTGACGTTCACCGAAAAGCTCGCCCTCCGCATCCTTCTGCTGGTCGCAAAGACCATCGCGCCCGCCGGCATCCGCTGGAGTGTTGGCGAACTCGCGGACGAAATCAAAGCCGCAGACCTCTCCACCGTCGACCTGCAGGCCTCGGGCGAAGATGGCATTCCCATGGTGCCTCCGGGCGGTAGCCTCGGCTGGAATCGTCGCGTACTTGCCAACATCCGTGCACTCCTCGAGGGCAAGACGCTCGACGACGTCGCCATGTACAAGATCGGCGGCCGCGAGCTCGCGAAGATCCCGATCCCTGATCTCATGCGCCTCGAGGCTAGCCTGGAGGCGCGTGTCACCGCGCAGATCCGTCGCCGTAAAGCCAAGGAGGCTCTAGCCTCGCGCATCACCTTCGGTCCTTCCGGAGGTTGGCTGTGAACCAGCACGAAGTCTACGCACTCGTGTTTCTGGCAGGCGTAGTCGTGGGCGCACTCTGCGTAACGGTGCTTGCCGTCATCGGCCTCTCCAACATCGGCCCGAGGTTCTAAATGGCGATTCTTGACCTTCACGGCGCTGCCCCCATCGAAGGCTATGCTTCGCGCAGGCCTGCGCCAACCCAAAAGCGTACTCTCGGCGATCCAGGGACGTTGCCTCCAGGAGCATTGAACGGGGGCGGTTCTGCGGGCGCCGCGGCCGCACGCATCGATCGCCTCACCCAGGACTTCATCGGTCGCCTCGTCTCGGCCGATACGGAACTCTTCGACTCGAACCCGAAGATGCGCGCCCGCATGCGGCTGCTCGCGCTCAACAATCCCTACGTGCGCAAGTGGCTAGCGATGATTGCGCAAAACGTGGTGGGGCCCACTGGCATCCTCCTCAAATCCGATGTTCGCAACGCCGATGGATCTCCCGCGAAGCGTATCAACAAGCGAATCGAAGAGGAGTGGAAGCGCTGGGGCATGCGCGGCAGCTGCACCGCCGACGGCAAGTTCTCCTGGGTGCGGGTGCAGCACCTGGCTATCCGCCTGGCTGCCAGCGAAGGTGAAAGCCTCACCAAGTATGTCTATGGCCGCCAGTTCAATCGCACCGCTTTCACGCTGCAGCCATTGGATAACGACCAGCTCGACGACACGATGATGGCGGCCGTCGACAACGGCAACCAGGTGCGGATGGGCGTCGAGGTCGACGAGTACTACCGTCCAGTTGCCTATCACCTCTTCACCGGGCATCCGTTCGACATCTTCGGGCGGCGCAACCGTGAACGGAAACGCGTCCCCGCCGAGTACATCAATCATGCCGCCGTGTGGGAGCGTCCGGCACAGACGCGTGGATTTACCTGGGCTTCCGCAGTTGTGCAGAGCCTGAATCACTACAGCGGCTACAGCGAAGCCGTCGTGGTAGCGGCTCGTGCTTCCGCCGCGAAATTCTTCGCGATCGAGAAGACCCAAGCCGAAGGCCTCTATACCGGTGATGAGGACGATGAGGCAGATGAAGCCGGCAGCGAACTCCAGAGTAATTACTCCGCCAACTCCGGCGAGGGCTTTCGCCTGGAGAATGGCGAGCACCTCAATTTCGTAGACCCGCGCTTCCCCACTGCGAACCACAAACAATTCATGCAGACCATGGTGCGCGAGTTTGCCACCGGGCTGCTCGCCGACTACCCCACTCTTGCGAACGACCTGGAAGGCGTGAACTTCTCGTCCATCCGCGCCGGCATGCTCGACGTTCGGGATGCCTATCGCGTGATCCAGCGCTGGTTTATCGAGGACTACTGCTCCCCAATACAGCAGGCGTGGCTGAGCATGGCACTAACGACGACGCTCTCCGACATCACGCTCACACCGCTGCAGATGGAGCAGATGGTGTGGCAGGCACGCGGCTGGGACTGGGTCGACCCGCTCAAGGATGCGCAGGCGATCGTCCTCAAGCTGCAGAACGGTCTCATCACCTATGCGAAGGCGCTTGCAGATCTGGGTATCGACTTCGAGGAGGCGATGACGGAGCGTGCGCAGGAGCAGGCCTTCATCGAAGCGCTCGGCATTACGCTTGGCACGGACATCCGCGGCCAGGCGGATACAGCCGAAGACGACACCATGGACAGCCAGCCCACACAGGATGGCAAGCCGAGCGGTACCAAGAAGCCGACAAAGGCCCGCCTGCTGGAACTGGATTCAGACGATCGCGCCGCCCTCATCGAGCGCGCGCGCGTCTTCTATCGAGTGATTAGGGAGCATGCCGACTAGGCGTTTACTTGATGTCCCGAATTGGTCAGATTTGACAGGGTTTCGGCCCGGCGTGGGATAACCCACGCGCAATGTCTGACGCCCCTCGCGTAATCCTGACGACCGTTCTTGCCAGCCTCAGCGCCGCGGCCACGCGTGCGCTCGATGAGAATCCGCTCCCCGCAGAGTTTGGGCAACCTCAGTTTCGTCGCATGCAGGCGGCCGTCCAAAAGGGCGGCTACGACGCGGAGAACCACACCGTCACCATGACGGTCAGCTCCGAGACACCTATTGAGCGCTATGGCGGGTACGAAGTACTGAGCCACGCTCCAGGTGCAATCGACACCGGCCGGCTCGATCAGGGGATTCCCTACCTGTTCAACCACAACTGGGATGCGCACCTCGGCCGTTCTCAGGCCTATGCGATCAAAGACGGCAAGCTGTCCATCACCAATCGCTTCGGTACCAATCCGCTCGCGAAGGAGAAAGAGCAGGATGTCGCCGACGAGATCCTGGTCGACGTTTCCATTGGCTATCAGCCAACAAAGGTCGACATCACCGAGGACAAGAACGGAGTCCGCACGTACTTCATCGCGAAGTGGGTGCTGTTTGAAAACTCCTCAGTCACAGTGCCCGCCGACTACTCCGTTGGTGTGAATCGGTCCACCGCCGGCGTGACCGAAGTCGAAGTTTCTTTTCGCAAGCTCGATTCCGACGACACCGATCCCGAAGGGGATGAGGGCGAAGGCGAAGATCTCGACGACGAGGAGCGCACCCGTGCTGCTGAGGCGGCCGCTGTTGCAACTCCCGAAGTCACCACCTCAAGCACCGACCAACCCACCCAGCAAAGGACTCAGACCATGGCAACTGTCGCAGTCGTAGCCGATCCCGCCGCAGACAACAAAACCCGTATCGAGGGCCTTCGCGCGCTGCGAACGCAGTACGGTACCCACTACTCCGAGACTCAGCTTCTCGACGACCTCTCCGGTACGCGGAGCGTGACCGACGTTCGCACTGCGATCGCCGACGCCATCATCAAGCAGGCCGAGAACTCGCATGTTCCCACGGCTTCGGAGCGGTTGTTCGGTGCGATGAGCCAGCGTGAGCGCGACGGCTATTCGCTTCGCAACGTCTATGCTCGCGCAATCAATGAGCGCATGCCTGGCACCTTCATGGACAAAGGCAGCGAAGCAGGGTTCGAGCGTGAAGTTTCGCAGGAACTGCGGAAGGACGCTGCGGTGCGCGGCATCACGGACCTCGGTGGCGGCATTCTGGTGCCAAGCGCCAACAGTCGAGTGTTTGCTCCGCAGCTCGCACAAGAGCGGACGATCGCTTCCGGCGGCAATGCCGGTACCGCAACCAACTTCACTACGGTAGTAAACGAGGTGATCGAGCTCCTGCGCTATCGCACTGCCCTGCTTTCGATGGGCGCACGATACATGCCCGGCCTCCATGGGGCCTTCCAGATGCCGGGTCAGACTGGAGCTGCCACCAGCTCTTGGTTGACGGAAGGCTCGGCGGTCACCAGCTCGGACCCGACGCTCGGATCGTCCACCATGCAGCCGAAGCGCATGAGTATCGCGAATAGCTACTTCCGCGACTTTCTTGCACAGTCCGGTCTCGCGATCGATGGTTTTCTGGCGAACGATCGGCAGAATGTCACCGCGCGGTCGCTAGACTCGGCGGGCCTCGCAGGATCCGGTGTACTTCCGGTTCCCCTGGGCCTGCTCAACCGCTCTGGTCTTGCAGCAATCCTGGCCGGTACCACCCGTGCTGCCAACGGGACGGTGACCGCCGGTGCCGGCGGCGTCCCCATGACCTTCGTGGACTACAACAACATGGAAGCCGCGATCTCCACGAACAACGGTGATATCGGCACCATGGGAATCATCACCACCCCCAAGGTCCGCGCGGGCGGTCGTAGCACGCCGAAGACGCCTGGCACGAATACCGATTACGTCTGGCCCACCTCTCCTGTCGCTAACGGTGTGCAGGAAGGTCCGCTTGGCTATCGTTCCCTCGTCACTGCGAACCCGGTGCTCACGGGCTTCACCGCCAACAGCGTGAGTAACCTCCATGCGGTCATCATGGGCGTCTTTGACCAGATCGTGATCGGCGACTGGGATCTCAGCGAAGTCGTGATCGATCCCTACACCGGTGCGGCGAACGCGATGGTGAAGATCACCGAGCACGCGTACTACGACATCTTCGTTCGGCAACTCGCGGCATTCTGCGTCTGCACGTCCGCCCTGCCGCAGTAAGGCTCGAGCGTGGCCGGTCGGCACATAGTGCCCTCTGGCCACCCCACATTTCACGCTAGGCAAACCTTCTCAGGAGCAAAAACATGCGTTTGATCACAGCAGCAGTAATTGGCGCTCAGTTGGCGGCGCGGTACCCGGCGCATACGGCTGAGGGCGGTGTCGTCGATACCCTTGCAGCCAGTGGCGAGACGGCTAAAACCGATGGTGAGACCGTTGAGACCATCCAGGCGCAGGCAATCCGAAGCTACATCCAGCCGTCCGGGAGTTTCGTATACGTCCGTGCGCTTACGCCCCACCTGGTTGCAGGCCAGTACGTCGATGAGGGCGACATCGTACAGGTGACGGATACCGACGCGAAGCTGCTCGCCACTATGGGTCGCGCAGTGGAAGCCACCGATGAAGAAGTCGCTGCGGCGTCAAGCAAGGGCAGCAAGGGCAAGTGATCGGATCCAGTGATCTCCGAGCGTTCTGCCGGCCGCCGATGGGCGTGCTGGTCAGCTTCGCGGGCGTGTCGAAGTACTCCGATGATGGCTCGGCCATCCGCGGACTCTTCGATCGCCCGCAGAGCCTGGACCTCGGAGAACGCGGCGCCGCCGGCATGCAGGCAGCTGCTCCTGAGCTGCGGCTTCCCTTTGACGCCTTCTCTCCCATGCCCAACGCCGGCGACATCGTCACTGTCACCGACCTGGGCGTATCCACCGACTACACCGTGGATCCACCCACGGCCGAAGACGACGGCGCCTTCCAGTGTTACCGGCTCCTCCGCGTGACCGATGGGGATGCGGCCGAGGATGACGAGCAGTGAGCGATCACACCATCCAGTTCGAGATCCTCCGCGCTGTCACCGCCGTTCTCGGTGGCAAGGCAGCGAACGCGCACCGGTGCAAGCTGAGCAACTTCAGCGAGGCGGAGCTTGCGAACGGCGGCGCCGACAACGTGCTTCCAGAGAAGGAAACCTCGGAAGAGGACACCACCGACGATACGGAGCTGCTCCACCGCTTTCAGATCGTGCACCAGGTGCAAGGCGCCAGCGGCACCGATGCCATTGCCGATGCGCGGTTCGTGCGAGCCTTCAGGCTTTTGAACGCAGACCCCACGCTGGGCGGCCTGGTGCGCCGCGTCAAGTACGTCTCCCGCGAGTGGCACATGGAGAGCAAAGAGCTGCAACAGATGTCCCTGGTTTCGACCTGGGAATGTGAGTTTTCAACGTCCCGCAGCGATCCCACGCTGGCTGGGTACTAAGGAGGAAGCATGCAGGACGAAAAGTTTGCAGACGTCACCAAAGAGATCGAGGTCTCGCTTGGCCCACTAAAGATCAAGTCCACCAAGTGGCTGAACTTCACCGCATTGGCCGCGCTCGCCATTGTCAACGCCACTGCGCTGACGCCTCATGTCGCGCACCGCGGTGGCGTTGACCTCTCGGCCTCTGCAACCCAGCTTGAGTTCGAGTACCGCGAAGTCACGGGCGAAGACATCCTCGCTATGACGGAGCGTGTCGGCGGTCGCGTGGATCCGGAGTCGTTGAAGTATGACGAGGCCGGTCTCATCACCGAGATCACGGCGTCGATCGACACCGCTTACGAATACGACTATGACGAGATGTTGTCCGTCCTGGATTCGATCCAGGCCACTGCACCCACGCCCAAGAAGCTGTTGGGCGATCTCGCGCAGACGTCTGTGCTCGTCACGGGCACACAGACGCAGGTTGTCGGCCTCGCCGAGTGGACCATCAGCTGGAAGCGGAAGACGGCCGATGCCACCACCACGGACGATGCCGAGTATGAGAGCTCGCTCGGATCCACGAAGAGCTGGACCGTCAAGAGCAAGTACATGTTCATCGATGGCGACACGTCGCAGAACACATACGTCCTTGCCGCAATCAACACGCTGCAGAACGATTCGTCGCTTTGGAACTTCTTCCCCACGGTGGAGACCGGCCGCGCAGCATTCCAGGGGCAGGCGATCGTCGACGGTATCGACATCTCCACAGGCATGGGCAAGTGCGTCGGTACGGACGTCTCGCTCAAGGGCACAGGCCCGCTCACCATGCTGGTCCAGTCCGCGCCCATCGCCAACCCCAACACGGTCACCGGCCAGTCCGCACAGGTGCCCACCAGTTAAACTGGGTATCTAACCCTTCCCCACAAAGATGCCCCGCTTCGGTGGGGCTTCTCTTTTGACCGCTCGGCCCGCTCAGACTTACACCTACGCATGAACCCGCTCATCGCCCGCGGCGGCATGCCGCTCGATCTCGACCGTCAGCGCGTCGTCTTCTTCGATAAGTTCGCCACAGCAGCGCTCGTCAAGAAGTACGGCGACGAATTTCCTGCATCGCTTTACAGCGCAAAAATCGACAACCCGGACGCCGTTAAGAAAGGTGCCAGGCCCATCCTGCGCGCCGAGGTCAAGGACGTCGACGTCCTGGCTTTCTTTCTCTTTGCAGGCCTGCAGCTCGATGCGCGCGAAAACGATGAGGAGTTGACTGAGGCGCAGGTCGAGGACTGGGTCATCCCGTCGACCTTTCGAGCGATCTCGAATGCCGTGGTGGTTGCACTTACGCTTGGGATCCACGCGCCGGTACCGCCGGGAAAAACTTCGGCGGCGACGGCGAGCCCGGCCGCGACCGCGAAGAAGGGTCCAGGGGCTTCGACTTCGCAGAGGCGCAAAGGTTCGCGTACGGGATCCTCAAGCAAACGCCGATAGAGTTCTGGTCCACGTCGATCGCTGAGTTCAACTTGGCCCTGCAAGGTCACTATCTCGCGGCCGAGGAAGAACGCGCACGTCGCGCCGAATGGATGTCCTACTTGCTTTCCGCACAGACCGGCACCGTCGTCACGAAGGAACAGTTGCTGGGCACGGAAGAGGAAGTACTCGCTGCCAAGGAAGCAGAGGGGAATGCAGCCGTGGAGCAGCTGCTGGCACGCATGCCTGCCACGTTGCGGGCACCACAGCAGGAGGATATGAATGGCACCCCGTAAAAGTCTTGTCCTTTCATCTGTCCAGGCTGCCGGCCGCGGCATCGTCATCAAGATCGAGGGTGACGGAGAGAGCGCACGCCGCGCCCTGGAGATGGTGCAGCAGCACCTTCGCGACACCGGCAACACCGCCGAACGCGAATCCAGCCACATCGTTGAGTCCATGGAGCGCGTCACCCGCGCGCTCGAAACCGTAGGCCTGTACATGGGCGTCCGCGAAGCCGTCGAGCAGCTGAAGGAGCTGACGGCCGGCTCGGCCGAATACGGCGAGCAGATGCAGAAGGCCGCGGCTCGCACCGGCATGAGCGTGGAATCGCTCTCCATCCTGCACTACGCTGCAGATCTTGCCCACACCGACTTCGACCAACTGCAGAGCGGCATCGGCAAGCTCGCGATCAATCTGGAATCGGCCGCAAACGGCAACAAGAACCTCGCTGCTGCTTTCCAGCGCACCGGTGTCAATGCCAAGGATGTCGCCGCCCAGTCGGATGGCGTCGACGTCGCGTTCAAGCGCTTCGCCTCGACCCTGGCCAACACGGAAGATGCTCAGAAGCGAGATGCCCTGGCCAAGCAGCTGATGGGCAAAGCCGGCGTCGAGCTGATCCCGGTCATTATGGACATTGGCAGTAGGTTCGAAGAGCTTTCCGCGGGCGCTGAGAAGGCCGGCGTAAAGATGGACGAGCTACGTGCCGAACGTCTCGCAAAGCTGGATGACGAACTCGACAAACTGAAAGAGAGCGTCACTGGTGCAGGCTTGGCTTTTACCGATGGCCTTGCACCCGGCCTCACAAAGGTCTTCGAAATCATCGCGGAAGGATCCGGATCGGATGCGATGTTCAAGAGTTGGGGCGAGGGCGTCGCCAACACGATCGCACGCCTGGTCTCGCTCGCTTACGACGGAGCCTCTGCCCTCGAGCGCTTCTTCTCTGTCGCGGAAGGCGGCAAGCTGACAGAGAGTGGCCGGCGCGACTGGGCAGCCGCTGACGCTTTGCTCGCGAAGGGACGCGAGCTCGAGGAGCTTTCCAACGGAAAGACGCCGCCCGATGCGGCAGCCACGCCGAGCAAGAGGACCGGACCAGGTGCGGGGCCTGAGGTCGACACCACGAAGGTCGCGTCCGCCAATGCGATCGCCGAGGCTATGGCCAAGCTGCAGGAGGAGCAAGACAAACTTGCTGGAGCGAGGCGCAAAGCTGCAGACCAGATCCAGATCGCCGAGGTCGACGCGCAACACAAGATGTTGCTCCTCAACGACCAGGAGTACTTCGAGCGCAAACTGAAGCTGCAGACGGATGAGCTGGACGCCGAGGAGAGCGCACTCAATGCCCGTCAGAAGACGCTGCAGGGCCTGTATGACCACCAACGCTCGGTCGGGGCGCTGAAGAGTGGCAAGGACGGTGTCAGCGCCGAGGAACTGAAGACGCAGCGAGAGCTGGCCAAGGTTGAGGAGGAGCGCCAGACGATCGCCGTTCGCCGCGCTCAGGTGACCAGCACCAACGTAGCCGACGTCTCCGCGGCAAATCTCGCATCCGAGATCGCATCCTTGCGCGTCGCCGCAAACCTCGAAAAGGAGCGCAATGAAAGCATCACGGCCCGCCGGGCATTGCTTGCCTATGAGACGGACCAGGCGGTCAAGAAATCGAATGCGGGTGGTGGTAGCGAAGCGGACGCAACGGCCATCCGCCAATCCGGTGAACTGCAGGATAAGAAGCTGCAGATCGAGCAGGTAAGCCAGCGCATCTCCGACGTCGAGGCGGACTATCGCCGGCGGGTCGAAGACACTAATGATGCCGTCACCAAGGGCGATGAGTCGAAGCGCAGTGGTGCACGGGACATCCAGCGCCTGAACCAGAATGAAGTGCGCGCGCTGCAGAGTCTTGTGCAGGAGTACTCCGAACTCGCGGAAACGCTCGGCGGCCCGTACAAGCAGAAGGCCGCGGACCTGAGCGAAGAGCTCAACAAACTCGGCCGGCGCGATCGCAATAACGACTTCGGGAAGCAGCTCTCCGATGGTATGGAGAGCATGGTCTCGTCGATCGCGGAATCAGCTGCCACTGGCAAGCAGAGCTTCGCCGATATGGCGAAGAGCATCCTCAGTGACATTGACCGCATGGCGATCAAGATGGCCGAGCAGAAGTTCATCGCGCCCTTCTTTGAGAACCTGATGAACAGCGCCGGCGGCGTGCAGCTTGGCCACAGCAGCGGCGGATCAATTGCGGGCCTGGCCCAGCTCGGCGGAGCGATCGCACCGAGCATCTGGAAGCCACCTACACCCAAGAGTGCGAGCACTGGCGGCGCCGGCAGCGTGGTCTCTCAGATCGCTGAGGCTGGCGCGAAGTCTGCTGCGCCGACGATCACCCACACCATGGTCGACCAGACCAGCCGCGGTGTGCGCCAGCAGGTTTCTCAGCCATCGTGGGACAGCCAGCTGCGGCAGATGGTGACGCACGTGATGCTCACGGACAAGGATGAAGGCGGCGAAATCACGCAGGCCTTCGCCGATCCGGCCAGCTGA